CGCTCACGCGCCCCAGCCCCAGTAAATACTAGGGCTCACGCCCCTAACTTTTTTTATAGCGTACTGTCCTACGATCCATACCCACACCAAAAAAGCTCTAGAAAAAATTAAGTATAAATACCTATTGCAAGGTTTAGAGCTATGTTGCTTTTTGTCAATACTTAGATACTCACGTAGTGAGTACTAGTACTAGAGTAGTAGCGTAAGCTACTTACTACCTACGGTAGCGTAGCTTCCACTACTACTAGTAACTTAGTTTAGTTCTAGACTAAGAAAAAAAGAAAATCAAGAAAAGAAAAAAAGGCTAGCGCAGTAGAGCGCGGCCAACAGCCAGCGCGAATACGAGCAGCCCTAAACCTACAGCTGGCTTAAACCACCAAGGCACCCGGGTAACCACTTTGGTTTTGGTGGGGAGCGTTACCGTGTTGGTTACTATTACCGTGTCAGCTTTGCACTCAGCTTCTACGCTGATAGTGTCGTAAGATCTAATAACCCTGGCGCTCACGCGCTCAGTCTCGATAACGATAGTATCTACCGGCAGGGTTACGGCTATAGTGTCTACTGTAACTTGAGGAAGGTAAATAGTATCTACTAGGGTTACTTCCGTTTTAAGAGGTGTTAGAGCGTTTCTAAGAGCTTTACACCCCGTGAGTATGGGTAACATACCACCGAGTAAAAGAAAAGCCCTTAGAAGGGCTCTATTTAGTTTAAGCGTCATTAGTCTTACCTTTTAGTTCTATATCGCGGTAGAGCACATAGAGCGCCTTTAGCTCCTCAGCAGATAAGCTTAGGAATATCTTCCCGTCCTTCATAGCGTAGATGGGGCCGCCCTGCTCGATGTCCCAAACTACCGCTACCTCTACCTCTATACCTTTGTGCTCCAGGTGCAGGGTACCTGCCTCTACCTGCATCTACTTTGTAGGCTTTGGATCCTTAACAAAGAATAGGGTAAAAGCTACACCTAAGAAAGCTCCCGCCTCCGTTAGTGTAGCCTTTTCCCATAACACAAAAGCAAAGCTAGCGCACATTAGAATAGCTCCTAGTACGCTAGTCTTCCAGTTGTTAAAAATTCTATCAAACATTGTATTTATTTTTTAAGGTTTAGCTGCCGCAGGCTTCGCAGTCCTCCGGGTTTTCAAGGTTGCAGCTGGGCTGCTCTTTCTCCTCTAATTCTTTTATAAAATCGTTAAAGCTTTCTTCGCTCATTAGTTGCGTTTTAATATATCTATTTCTCTTCTTAAAAAGCTGTTCTCCGTTTCAAGCTTTGCTACCTTTTCGGTAAGCGCTAAGAGCTCTTTATGTGCCTCCTTTAAGGCTCTATCCATTTCCTCTACGCGGTTCTTTAAATCGTCGCGGTAAAGTATTGTATCGTTAGCGCTTTGCTCCTCTTTCTTTTGCTCGGCCTTAACCTTTAGCCTAGTCTCAGCGTAGCGCCAAATACCGGCGGAGCCTAGTAGGGTTACTACTGCTAAAATTATCTGCGTGCTATTCTCCATTCTTTCTATGTAGCTCCTCTTTTTTTATTCTCTTTAAACTGCCGAAGCTGCTAACGGATAACAGCACCCATCCCCAATAACTGGCACCCTCGAAAAGCTTACCGCAGTAGAGGTACATTACAGCTGCCAATAAATAAAAGCTAAAGGTTACAAAGCTGGCGCGTACTCTACAGCTTAAACATTTACCGCTCACGCAGTAGAGCTGGTACAGTCCCGCAATAGGAGCGAGCACTTGCATTATAGGCGCATAGCCTAGCTCTAAATAGGTAGCCGTAGGATAGAGAATAACCAAAGCTACCGCTAGCGTAATCTCCGTGGGTTGGCTGTCGCTGTACTGCCATATAACGCGCAGAGAATCAAAGCGGGCTTTTAGCTCCGCCTTGATCTCTTGCGCTTTACTCTTTAGCCGCTCCATTGGTTAGAGCTGTGCTTCGCTGTTAGCTAGAATAAAAGCTCTAGCTTCCTCTGCTGTCATTACAGTATAGTTAGGCTCCGCCTGGCCACTACCTAAAGCTACTAGGGCGCTTACCTCGCTATCTTTCCAGCTCGCCGTAAGCTCGTATACGATATACTCTACCTCGTCAGCTGTAACGCTTACCGGTGCGCCGTAATCAGCCTTATACTTCTCTCCGTACTGTGCCCAAGTAGGGTGTACTGTGTTAGAGCTTTCTACTTCGCCCTCCTCATTATAGGTATTCTCTACCCAATCGTAGCGAGTAATAGAAGCAGGAATAGCTTTAGCCTTGTCCGCAGCTGGTACGCTGATATATAAATTACCTCTCATTTTCTTGATCTTGTTTAAAGTTGTTAGTCGTTAGTGTAGATGTACTTACCTGCCGTGTAATTACGCTCCACCTCCTCGGCGGTCAATGCGCGGTTATAGATGCGCGGTTGCGCGATTTGGTTTTGATATGAAGCAGCCGCTCCCGAACCACCATATTTACCTATTTCAATAGGTTTGTCGCTTGTTGCTAATGGTGAATTGTAGGCCGTACCGCTTCCGATTTCTTGACCATCTATATATATTCTACGAGATACTAAATCATAAGTGCCTATAACGTGCTTCCATCCCGTTCCCGAAATTGAAGCGGCTGAACTACTTGTGTTTGTATAGAATAATAATTGACCAGCGTGAGCATAAATCATATAAGATGTAGCACCGCTAAACCACCGCCCTAAAACGCCATCATTGTTTGCCGTACCATCCCAATACACCCACGCCTCTAACGTAATCGCATCGCTAACATCTACCGACGCGTTATCGTGCACCTCTGCCCAGCTATTCCCGTCAAGATTGAGCGCGCCTTGTTTGCGCACGTTTTCGAATAGATTCACGCCCGTAATGTCGCGGCCAGTTGTGAGGCCTTGAGGTGCTAAAATTTGCGTAGGGCTTCCGCTTATGGTCATATCATACGAACCGCTTTCGCTTTTGAATCCGCTGGCGTTTGTCCATTTCTCCTCGCCTACTACCTCGAAATAGTTTATTATACCTTTGAGGTAATATGCTGATACCCTTGCACCTAAACACAAACCATTGTTTGCGGTGTCAAGTCTTGCGCTTACGCTCCCATCACTCGCTACGCCGTTAAGGGTTGCGCTTGTTATGCTTTCCGCATCCCAATCAATAGTAAATTCTAATTCGTAAAAAGTGTTGTTTGTTAAACCGCTCCACGACGTATTATCAAAAGAAGTACCCGAACCATACCCACGGATTCCTAAAACACCGCTATTGGTTCCCAAAAAGTTGATGGTTCCACCCATACCCAAAAGGGTTGATGTGTTCCAAAATTGGAAAATTTGTTGGTCGGCTTGCGTTACATCGTGGCTATTGAAATGTATTTTATAAGTTTTTGTTCCAGTTGTGTCAACATAGGTTGAACTTACCGCCACATCGTTAACGCCGTCAAAGTCGTATAACTTATTCCAATCAATAACCGCCGATTGTGCGACGGGTGCGCCAACGCCATTAACGTAAGTGGCCCCGCTTATAGTGCCGTGGTTGCCATTTCCGCTACCATCGTACGCCGTCGTTCCCGCGCCTTCCATCATTGGTAGCCATAACTTTAAAGCGGTATCTTCTACGCCCGTTGGGACAATCTTTTCCGGGTTGTTGTATAGGTCGGATACTTGGGCGGGGGTTAAGGCGGTGTTGAAGATTTTAAAGCCGGCGATTTTACCATTATACCAAGGCGAACCCGTTTGATGGTAAGAGCCTAATTTAAATTCAGTTATAGCACTAAAATCAATTGCCGTTATAGTCTTGTCCCCACTTAATTGATGCCCGTTATAGTAGGCGCGTTGCGTTGTGCCATCGCTTACAATCACATAAAAACCCATCGTGGTCATATCGGTAGTATCGTATACCGTCCAAGCGTTATTGTTGTAAACTTGGAAACCTTGGGTGTTGTGGTTTTTAATTACTAAACGATTCGGATTTAAGTCTAATAAATAGCCGTCGTTATCGAATTGAGCATAAAAGCAAATAGTAGCAACATTGCCCGCCATCGTAAACCCGTCAAGGTCTACATAATCATTAACCCCATCAAAATCCAAGGCTTTCCCCGTGTATAGTTCTGCGCGGTTGTACCCCTTCGGGCTTTGGTCGTTACCGCGTGGGTTGAGCGGCTTGTTTGTCTTTGTTGTAGTTACTGCCATCTTTATTCTTCTATTTCTTCGTCCGGTGTCGGGAAGAACTCCGGATGTAATTCTTTACATTTTTGAGTCCATTCAGCTATGGCTGAACTACTGCCAAACGTATGCACGCCGATGGGCGCACACCAGATCATATTGCCGTCCCAGCTTGCTACTGGATCACCCGACCAAAGTACATCTACTGAATAGTTGTCCGACAATACCGCCGGCGTCAATTCATTCCCTTGTTCATCCATCGTGGCGGGTGTCGTTACGATGTGGCCAAGGTGGACGATGGCGTGTGGGTGGGTTGGGTTTCCTTCTTCATCTACGCCCAACGCTTCGACGGCGGCGTGTGCCGCGTCGGCGGTTGGGAATTCATATTTTCTAAATGTGCGCTTCATCTTATAAGGTTGTTAGGGTTACACATTCGGCGTCGCTTAATGCTTCGTTAAAAAGTAATACCTCTTTAACATCGGGCGAAGATACCGGCGGGCCAAGGTGTATCTTTTGTGCATCCATTCCCGTATCAATGGTAAATGTTTTTACTAATTCGCCGTTGTAGAATCCTTTGACCAATCCGTTCGAACATTGGAACAAACACTTTGCAGTATCTCCAACGCTTACTGGAATATAGTGGTTTTGTGAATTGTCATCCACTCTCATTCCCACCATATTATTTTGGTTGCAGTATATTCTTAATTGACTGGAACCGCCAGCGTCTTTGAACGTAATCTCTCCGCCACCATTTCCAATTTCGGGAACGATGAACTCCACGAACCAAGTGTACGTCGCGTTTGATGTTAGCAAAGAATCTACATCGGACACTCCCGAATCCGCCCCTCTCGTAGCGGCTGACCCATAGGTCGGGACGTACGAAGAAACGTGGGAGCCGGCTTCAAATTGGCATCCAAATACATACGTTCCTTTTACGCCATCTCCTACAACATTTGCTTCATTATCGCTACTTGCTAATTGAACACGACAAGCCGCAGCTGAATATGTAGCCGTTGCCGTTGCTACTGCGGTACATCTATACCAGCCGTTTCCGTAATCTTCTATATATCCGGTTTTTCCGCTGTCCTCGTGCCCTACCGAACCCGAAGATATATTGAAATAAACCGAACCAGCAGCAAAAGCACTACCGCTACCTTGAAATCTTAAATGAATGAAATCGTAATCTTTCTTTTTTGCAAAAACTGAAAACGCATAACTCGTACCGCTTGTTGTAGATAGCGAACTGACTAACATTTGTTGCTCACTTGTTGCGTTTGCACTTGTTAAAAGTGTAGCGTTATAAACTCCTTCGGGGCTTTTCGTTCCGCTGGTATTTGTTGTTGTTGTTATACTTCCGTTTTTACTCCATCCGGTGCCGTCAAAGTAATTTCCAAACGGCACCAAATTGGTGCGCTGACTTTCCAAAAGAAGTGCCCCCGCTCCGCTTGAGTAGTCAATGCGCGGGGTGTTCTCCAATACTCCGGCGGTGGCCGTGGTGGCTCCCGTTTCGATGTAGTCGGTGGCTACGAGGCCGTATTCCAGTTGGGCGTTTTGGATGTAGATGTTACCCGCATCAGCTTCTCCAAAGTCTGGATATACTTGTATTCTTGTTAAAGAACCATTATAAGTCAAGTGGTATCTTCTCCATCCGCTTCCTAAATCATCGCTTGAACCATAGTCTACTAATTTAGAACTTGGGTCTAAAAACCCATATACGCTACCATCATCTAAATTAAAAATAGCTCGTGTTCCATCATCATTTACACGCAATGTCAATTTACCAAGTGTGCCTTCTTTAGCATAAATACTAAATGTCCAAAGACCCGAAGCAGTTACATCTTGATATAACTTTTGATATGTGAAAGCACCTTTGGTTATTAACCAAGCATCATTGCTACCATCATATCCCGACTGACCGCTTGTGTGTGTTATGCTTGAGTCATTCAACCACGTCGTGTCAAACTGATTCGACTGGAGCAAAAGATTCTCCCTTCCCTTCTCAATCAATCCGTTGGCGTTCACTCGCGTTGCCGCAAGGTTTGAACCACGGGAAAACGTAAAGTCCGCACGGGTTTGATCGTAACCGTTATGTGATCCGGTTTCGTCCGGTGCTTTGTTTCCGCTTGGGAGTACGTTGTACAATGTGCCGTCTTCGTAGGTGCTTGGCACCATTAACAAAGATGCTTTATCAATTAGTGCCATAATTATGATAGTGCGTTAATGGCCGCAGTTACTGCCGCCTTGTTTTCTATTGTTGCGTCTTTATCTACTGCGAGGGCTTCCATCGTCGCCAATGATGCCGCCGGGCTGGCTACATCGTCCAAAGAATACCACGCTTGCAAACCGCTTTTTTCATTGTCCGTTAGCGACTGGTACCCTTTCCACATTACCGCGTTAATCTCATCGCTGGAAAGCGCGCGGTTCCAAAATGCTACATTAGATAAATTGCCGTCCATTAAAGCGGCCGAGGTATAAGAAGCACGACCAATTTTCGCATTTGTTGTGGTGCTAATTGTTTGGCTTGTGGTTGCGCTACCTACTTGTGAGCCGTCAACATATAGTCGTTGCGTTGTGCCGTCATAGGTGCCAGTAACGAAATGCCATTCATTTAAAGCAAAAGAATTTTCTATTACATCGCTGGCATTTACCGAATAACTCAAGTTGGTTGAGCCGTTTAACTCAAATCGTATACCATCATCGTTTGCATCACGATTGTCAAAAAAGTTTGAATCGTTCGCGTTAAAATAAACCCACGCCGCGATGGTGTGGTTCGTATAACTAAACGGAGTGTCTAATTGGATGTAGTCACTCGACCCGTCGAACTCTGCCGAACCTTGGGCGGGGTGTGTGATCCCCGATAATTTAAACTTACTAGCTGCCATAACCAGTCCGTCTCTTACGAAGCCCCCGGCTCCAAGTAGGCCTCTGCGCAGCAGGTAAAAAAAAGTAGCCTTTCTCATTCATTAGTAGTATTTAATATAGTATAAACTTAGTACTTATTTCTCTTTCTTTTGGATTATAAACCAGTTGCTTCCCTTACCTAAAAGCGTTATACCGTCGTAGCTCCTATCCATTAAATAAGTAGCTTCTCCGTCTATACGCTCGCCGCTCTGCGGCTGTAAGGTTATCGTCTTATTAGCTAGTACTCGGTCATCCGTTTTGAAGCGCAGTATTACGCCGTTCTCACTTGCCGGTAGGTTAATCGTATAATTACCGTTAGCCCCGCTGTAGGTTATAAAATTAAAGTGGTCGCGTAAGCTTATCGTCTCGCTACCTCCTGGGTTACCCGTGATCTCGTTTATAGTTACATTAACCCGGTCGGTAGTGGTAAACTCTCCTACGCTTGTAGTGGCTAAAGTACTCGCTCCGGTTACGCCTAACGTGCCCCCTACGGTGGCGTTAGCCGTTACCTTGCTCGTAGTAGTAGTAACCTCTACAGCGTTTATAATTTCGTCGGTGCCCTGCTGGCTGCTTATCCTAGCCACAAAGTCCGAACCTCCGCCACTACCTACGGGGGTATCCGTAGTAATGTTCGTTAGGTCTTTTTGAATCTTAAACCATTCCGCTGACCACTCATCCATATTGGCGTTATAGCTTCCCTGCATAGGAAGCCAGTAGGCGCCCTCGAAGCTGTACCTAACCCCAAACGGGTAAGGGCCTACTACCGTACCGCTATACCTTTCTATAGGTTTCTTATGCAGCGCTAGTACCTCATTGGTTAAAAGCTTTAGTAAGCTCGCATAGCTCCCGCTATTGCCTCTACGCCATTGGGTAGAAGCTACCCAGGCTGTACCGTTGTACACATAAAAGCTACCCTGCAAGCCGGTAGAATCGCTTACCCTAAGCTCGCCTAGATCTAGTATAAGGTTGCTATTTATATTAGTGTCCGTATTGGTAGCGCTGTATACTGTAACGGCGCTAGCGCTTCCGTTATCGTTTAAATATAAAACTCTAAAATTCTTACTCTCTACGATTTGGGTAAAGTAACCGGGCACCGTTTGCGAGGCTCCGGTATTGTCGTACACGTCCTCAAAGTTTACGTCTAGCGTGGCGTCTCCTGCTACGGGTAGCGGTGGGGTAACTATGCCTACCGGAGTAGATAAGTAAAGGCCTCCTGCCTCGTTTACGCCTATGTCCCCATCTATATAGTAATAGCTTGGGGTCGTAGTCCAGCTCGTAGCACCGTACAGCTGTGCGCCCGTTAGTCCGGGCTGCCAGTTTCTCTTTAAGTAGTAGAAGGTTCCCGGGTTAAGCACATCCTCTACCCTTACCTCTACCTGCCAAACCGGGCGCCAAAACTCAAAAGCTATAGCTCCTGGGTTTCCGTTGTGGTTCAGCTGGTAAATAAGATCTCCTATAATTTGTAAGCGGCCGTTATTATCGTCGTTTACAAAGCCTAGGTCTTGTCTAGGGGTAGCCGTAGTAAATGTCATACCACTAGCTAGCAGGTTGTTTAGACGCTCCTGGTTAAACCCTACTTGTACTTTCTTAAGTGCAGGTAGGAAGTTAAAGCTGTTGCCCGCTAACCTTGCACCGCCCGAGGTAGTACCGTCTAGGGTAATATCGTCGCTAACGCTAGAGCTAAAGGCTTTAGTCCCGTCCTTATAGTAAGCGCTTACGGTTCTGCTAGTTTCGGCACGCTCTAGGTATTGCTCGAAATAGTATACGCCTTCGCGCTGGTAGAACCTTGCGCCGAAGGCTATACAAAGCTCTTTAAGAATATCTAAGTAGCTAGAGTATACTAGGGTGCCGTCCTCTTGTTTATCGGCGTAGACCAAGGCGTTAAAACGCGTTAGCGTAGTAACATCGGTAGAGGCGTTATAGGTTTGCTGCGTGTCCCAAGTGTTTACACTTGTAGCGTACAGTAGATCGTCATCAGCGTATAAGCTATCTATACCTATAGCATCTACAGCACTCTCTATAAAGCCTTCTATGGTTATGTTATCCGTGCTGCTGTATTCTTTACTAGCTAGGTGCCCTATGCCGTCTACTGCCGTTATTTGGAATACATACGGCTTATGTGTATCCTCTACGCTTACGAGGTCTTGCATTACAATACCGCACCAGTATAGCCTTAGGCCATTGTCCGGCGGTAGCTCCGTCTCGTAGAAGTCGAATACTAGGCCGTCCTGGATAGTATCCGCCTCGCCGTAGATCCGTACCGTAAAGCGTTTCTCTTGGTAGTTCTTTAGGGCGCTTATAAAAGTATCGAAAGCGCTACTATTATTATAGGCGCTTATCGTACAGCTAGAGCCAATAATAGGGCTTACTATATCGTCGGTCTCCCCGTTGTAGTTTAAGGTAAAGCCGTCGGAGGCTACAGTAAAAGCTTCCGCTTCTCCGGTATAATCTTCGTCGTGTATCTCTACCTTAAATAGCTTGTCGGTTGAGCTGTGGAATTCGCTATATAATCTTAACGCCATATTTAAAAGCCTCTATATCTGCTTCGTGTTCTATTTGCTTTCTCGGTGCTTAGGAGGATGTCCTGCCCGCTTAGGCGGCCGTACACCTCTACAGCCCCGCCAGTAGCTCCTGCGATCTGCGGCAGCTTGCTTAGAGGTATTACTGCCTCACTCTCGCGGCCTTCTCCAATCATTGCCAAAGTAGGGCCGGTAACTATACCACCCTCTGCTAGGAAAGGTATTTGTATACCACTAGAGGCAGCTACTGCCTTCATACCTACGCCCAAGCTCTGCAAGCTTAAACCGCCGAGTCCTCCGGTAGCTATAACCAATAAAGCAGCCAATACAGCTACTAAGGCTATAGTAGCGATTAACTGCGCGGCCATAGCCTTAAGCGCAGTTATAAAGCTTTCGCTAAAGCTCTCACCGTGTACAATAGCGCCCGCTATAGCATTGCCCAAGTTTTGGCTAAACTGTAAAGCTAACCCATCACTTAGATCTATAGCTTGCTTGAGTCCTTGGCTGGTAGTCTTCGTAAATTGTAAAGCGCTTTGTCCCGTTTCTACAAACTTGGCGCCAAAGGCTTCTAATGAAGAAGCAGCTGTAAGGTTTACTTTAGCTAGTCTATCTATAGTACTTGTTACAGTTACTAAAGTTTCGGTTTGTTTCTTAACTACCTTTTCGCCTTCCTCGGTCTCTTTGTTAGCATCTCTTTGAGCGTCTCCGATCTTAGCTATACCTATAGCCACTTTCATTAACTCCCCTCTAAGGCTCTTTAGCCTTTCCTCCATTGCCTTATAACGGGGGTTTTCTGCTAAATCGTAGAATACATTACTATAGCCGTCGGCGAAGTCCTCCATAACCTTTTGCTGCTCGGCTATGGTGTTCTTTAATACATCTCTTCTCTCTTCGAGCTGCTTTAGTCCTTCTTCGTGGTTTGGGTTTAGTACTGCGTTATCTACTGCCTCTTGGGTTTTGTCTACCTCTTTACGAAGCGCTAAGTACAAAGCAGTAACCCCAGCTAACGCTATACCTAGTGGCCCCATCGCTGCCGTGAGCGATCCGAAGGCTAGCGTAAGAGAACCTACCGCTGCAATAACTAAAGGCACCATAGCGAGTAAGCCAGCTAGCATAGTCTTATTATACAGCTGGGCGTCGCTCATACCTCTAATAGCTTCGGTTATCTTACCCATAGTACGGGTAAGGCCTTGCAGTATATTCTTAAATATCTCGTTATTAGTGATGGCTTCGCCAAGCTCTATAAGCGCTCCTTCCGTTGCACTCTGCAAAGTCTTGAAGGCTCCGGCCGTGTTATCCATCATTTCCTCTGCCATAGCAGCAGCGGCACCTTGCGCATTTTGGTAGCTCTCAGTAAGTCCGTCTACTGTGCTCATCTGCTCCGTGAGGATCATTAAGGCACCTTTAGCGCGTTCGCCTACTAAGTCGTTAGCTTCTGCTAGGTTGATGTTTTGGCTAGCCAGCTCTCTAAAGGTTTGGCGCATTGGCTTACCTTCCTGGTGGAGCTCGCTAAGAATCTTCTTTAAAGCCGTACCAGCTATAGAGCCCTTTATACCGTTGTTCGCTAAAGCTCCGAGCATTGCGCTAGTCTCTTCCATACTAACGCCCGTAGCCTTAGCAATAGGGGCGGCAGTCTTCATAGCCTCCGCGAAGCTCTCCATATCTAGGGAGCTCGTCGCGAAGCTCTTAGCCATTACATCGGTAACTCTTCCGGTCTCTGCTGCCTCTAAGCCAAAGGCTCTAAGGGTAGCACCTGCTACCTCAGCAGCACGCCCGAGCTCTGCCCCTCCCGCTTGCGCTAGGTATAGGGTGCTCTCGGTTACCTTGTCTATCTCGCTAGCGGTAAAACCAAGCTTCGCAAATTCCGTCTGCAATCCTGCTACCTCCGTAGCTGTAAAGGTTGTAGTAGCCCCTAGCTCTTTAGCTTGGCTCTCGAGTCTTTTAAATTGGTCTGCTGTGGCTCCGGATACCGCCTTTACCTTGCTCATCTCAGCCTCAAAGCCGGAGAAGGTCTTAACGCTTATAGCACCGAGGCCAATAAGTGGAGCGGAAATACTGCGGCTTAGGTTTGTCCCTAAGCTCTTGGCTTGTGATCCGAAGCGGCGCATTTTACTACTGGCTACTTTTAAGCCTCTCGTAAGTCCGCTAAGGTTAGCACCTATCGCAATGTTAGTACTTATGTTGCTCTTTTTTGCCATTTCGCTAGTATTGCTTTAGCTTCCGCTTTAGTTAGTTGTGGCCCTGCTTTTTGTGTGTTGTCCCAAGGGAATTTATAGAGCTCCTTAGGCTTTACTCTTTTGCCTTTCGGCAGCTGGAGGTTTACTAGTGTTACCGTTTGGCTTCGCATTACTTCCCAAAGCTCGCGGCTCTCTGCTTCCCTCTTTTCGCTAAAACCCGCTACAGCGTTATTAAGGCTGCGCGGGGTAAGATCTAAATACTCGCTGTAGTTGTAACCTAGTAAGCCTAGTGCTATCTGCTCGCAGCGGTCAAAAGTAAGAGGGGCTTCGGGGCTTTTCGAGCCCCTAGCCCCCTCTACTTTTTTGCAGGTGTAAAGCTTTCGGTAAAGATGGCTAGTACTTCCTCTAGAGCGCCTGGGCTTTCGTCTAACCAATCGGCCACCTCTTCCGGGGTAGCGTTAAACTTTTCGCCCTCTACTCTAGCGCCTTGCTTTAACCCAGCTCTAATAAGCTCGATAGCTTGGCTTAGTGTTAAGCTATCGCCCATAGTATCTAACTGCGCTAGGGTGTAGCCGGTGGCGTCCGTGAATTGCATTAACGCAGCGAAGCCGAACTTTACAGCTCTCTCTTCGCCTCCTATGTTTACCTTCTTTACCATTTGCTTTATGTGTGTTTAGTGTTATACTGTAGCGTAAGTAATCGCTCCCGTAAGCTCAAACGTAGCCGAGTAAGTTACGTTATCCTCCATACCTGCGTTTACTTCCAAAGAAGTAACATAAGCTGAAGCGCTCCAGTAGTGATCTCCGGATACTTCAGTAGAGAACTTAACCGTAAGCGTAGAGCGTCCGCTCCAAGCTGTCATAAGGTCATCTACTCCGTAAGCTGCGTCTTCTGCGTAAAGAGCAGATACCGAAATAGTACCCGATTTAGTAGCCTCTAGTAAGTCGCGAGTACCGCTAGAGCTTTTAGTAGTTGCGTCTCTCGTATCCATTGATAGAGAAATAGAGCCCTCCGTAGCGTGAGCGATTAGGGTAGAGCCAGCGTATACGCCTAGAAGCGTACCGTTCATAATGCCAGTAGTTGCCATTTTAGTCTAATTTATTTATTTGTTCTTCAATTACTTGCGGAGCTTCTGCCCCATATTCTACGGCCTTACCTGCTTCTATAAGCTCTTGGCCGTATTCGTTTACTACCTCTAAAGTTAGACCTTTAGCTAGCTTCTTACCGCTAGGAGAGGTTACTTTTTTTGTTAGTGTTATTTTCATCGTTTAACTCTTATTATATACTCCGAGCTCGTTACATAAGTCTCCGTAGCTGGGTCGTTATCAGCGTCCAGGTCTATAAACTGGATGCTATCTATAACTACTCCCGCCACCGTTCCGGTGTAACGATCTAGAGCCGTTCGTACTTTATTAGTTAAATCGCTAGCCTCTGCGTAGGTTTCGCAAGCTGCTACAATATCGTAGCGTACTTCGTCTAAGGTGCTTACGCCGCTCTTAGTATCGCTTGGGCTAGTGTCTTGCAGTACATATACCAAAAAGGGAAAGGCTGCGCCCTGCGCTGCTACCTGCGGGTAAATGCGAGTACCTACGATAGCGTTTACGTCGCTGTCGCTGCTCAATATCGAGTATATAGCTTTTCCTTCCGTCATTATCTACTAAGCTGGTATAAGCTTTGCTTTAGTATTTTTTCTACTTCTTTTTGTAGGTTAGCCTTTGCTTCGGCTATACCCTTAGCAAAACCTTTCTCAGCGTAGTTTATATTACGCTTCTCGTCCGGTTGAGCTTTCGCCTTACCTCTTGGTAAGCCGTAATTAACTATAGCAGCGTAATACCCGTCGAAGGTCTTACCTGCCTTTTTACCAAATCTAGCACCTACATAACCCAAAAGGGCGCCCTTCTTTTTAGAGGGGATAAAAGCTATAGACCTTCTTAGGTTACCGCTCTTATTAGTTACTGTGCTTTCTTTGCTTTTCTTTTGTACTGTTCTAGTGCTTACACTAGTTTTATTAGAGTCCTTAATAGAGCTCTTTACAGCTTTTACTAGAGGCTTCGCCGCCTTGCGAATACCCGCCTTAAATTGGCGTGCCTTCTTGCGGTCGATGTCTTGTAAGGCTTTAAGCTTTCTTAGGGCTTTCTCTAAATCCTTTACCTCGAAGTAAATACCCTGCTGCATTAGTCCCTAAGTGTAGTATCTAAAATAAGGTAGCGCTCTCTTCCCTCTAAGCTCACGCCTTCCACTTCATAGGTGCCGCTATTCCAGCTTATTTTAGTGGTAGCGTCTACATCGCTACGGTAGCGAATAGTAAAGCGTACCTTATTTACGCTGGTTAGCTTGTCGGTCTCCTCGCCTTCTTTGGGTACGCCTCTATACTCTACCTTAGCCCATACCTTGCCTAGGTCGCTATATGTGCGTACGGCCTGGCCGAAGCCGTCCGTACTTACACTAGCGGAGCGTAAAGTAATTCTTCTATCTAGCTTACCCGGATCAATCAAAGCGGAAAACTCTATAAGGGTTAAGGAGGTGCTCGGAAGCTGTAGGTAAGCGGTGTACGCTGTCTACTCTCTTCTCGTACATCTCGCCAATAATCAACAGCAGGGCTACCTTTATATTAGCCGGTACGTCGCTCGCTTGGGTATAGCCACAAGTATAACGCGCTATAACAGCGTTTACCGTGTCCTTTGTGCCCTTCCAGCCGTGCTCGGGCATTATACGCGCAGGCTCGCTTACTAGGTCGCTGCGGTAATCGTCCGTACTTACGGTCTGCTCGTCTCCGTTGCCGTCTATGTACTTTAAGCTTGTGATGCTTTGTACTGGCCCTCTGCTGAGGTATACTATATTACGGTCTCCCCTAAACGGATCTACGCCCGTTTGGTATACTGGGAAAAAGTCGTAAAACTCTTCTATAACCGTAGTTAAAAGAAACCTTCCTAAATAATGCTCGGCCACTTGCGTAGCCGCGTCAATAAGTACCCCTAGTAGGGTATCTTCGTCGCTAGAGTCTACTCTTAGGTAGTCCTTAACTTCTTGAACCGTTAGAGCTTTTAAGCTCGCTGGGGTAATTACTGTATAGCTCATTACTTAGCTCGGGTATTTCTTTTAGGTGCTTTCTTGCTTACTGCTCTTTCTGCTTTAGCTTCTTTCTTTACCTCTACGGCATCGCAGAAGCCAGCATTTAGAAACTCTTGAGCAGTAGCTGCGGGCAGCTCTACTACCTGGCCAGCCAAGTAGTAGAAGTCTGCGCCGCTTACATTTTGGTTAAATAAAACCTTCATATAACTACTGTCTAAGCTTACGCTTGGATCAAGTGCTTAATAGCTGAAGCTTGGAGTACGTTACCATCGACTCTACGATAGGCGATGAAGCCGGTCGAGAGGGCATCAGCAAAACGCTCGTTAAGACGTAGCAATTGTACGCCGCCTGCTTCGTGTACATAGTACTGCTTAAGATCACCGAAAATAATAGACTTGTTACCAGTAGCGATACCGTCCATATCTTCGTTAACGTGTACTGGCTTACCGAAAAGCAAGTCTACACCGCCTACTTCCATCGCTGGTACGAATACCGGGAAGTCGTTTGAGCTGCCGAACCCTAGTTTTCTCACAGCTGCGAGGGTAGCCGAATTCATCATAAACCCAGCACCTGCTGCGTTACGGTAAGAAGCATCTACTGCGTACATCAAATCTAAGATCTCTGCAATAGTTACAGCAGAAGCTGAAGCAGCAGTCTTACCCAATGAAGAACCAGTTACAATACCTTGAGGCTGTGAGCTGTTTGTACCAGTTGTAAGGTGGTCGTTAATACCACGGTTCAAACGGTTGGCCAATTGACCACCTACGAAGCCTGCCAAGTCGAAAGCATTGTCTGCCATCAATTGGTTTGAAACCTTAACGATTTTTGAGCTGTAAGTGTAAGGCTCGAACTTCACGTTAGTGAAGGTCATATCGCTAACGCTCTCTGCTGTACCCTCGCCCAAGATCGCCGCTACTACTGAAGTATCGTCGTTAGCTGGCAAATTGAAAGCTTGACCGTTAGAAGTACGGATAACTGTAGCTACTCGCTCAATGTCCGACTTGAACAATTCAGTAGCGCTTACAAAGTCGCTCCAGTTTTCCGGTACCAAGAAACCACCTAGACCGTCGTTAGTAGTAACCTGCGTAGAAGTACCGCGTAGCTCTTCCATTGCGCGAACCTCGTTAGCGTTAAGGCCGTTCATACCTTTGCGTAGGTAAGCGTTAAACGCGTCGCGAGCTTCTACCTTTGCAGGTGCTGCTTCGCGTACCTCTTCAGCTTTAGAAGCCATCTCTTTTTTCAATTCTTCCGCACGCTCAATACGAGCAGCAGCTGAGCGTAGCTCGTCTACTTCGTTAGAAATTGCGTCGAATTTTTCGTTTTCCTCGTTTGAAAGGTTGCGGCCTTCTGCTTTTGCAGCCGCTACCATTCCCTGCATCTGCTCTACTAGAGCACCGCGCTTTTCGCGCATTTGTTTAGCATTCATCTTTAGCTAGTTTAATTAAAGCATTATATATATTATAATTTACCTCCTCTTGAGGTGTCTCTCTTGCTTCCTCCGCTTCGCCTTCGCTGTGAGGCTCGGCGCTGCGTAGTCCGCTAGAGGCTGCTGTATAAGCTGGGTAAACTACCGCGCTTACATCAAATAAAGAGCTAACGCTCTCTATATATCTTACGTGCTGGCCTTCTTCCATTCGCCAGCTATCTTTATCTACAGTAAAGCCAAAGCTCGACTGCGTTAAATCTCCTCTTCTATACAATTCTAGCAGGTCGTTACCGTAGCTAGTGTTAGGCATCTCGAAGCGGTAGTAAAGGCCTTTATCGTCCTCCTTCAGCTCTAGGGTGCCGCTTGTAGTTCTAGCTAGTAAGTAGTTACTATCGTGATTGTATAAAGCTCTTACATCGTCGTTAAGAGCGTTCTTAAAAGCGCCCGGTAGGATAATCTCACGGAAGCCGCCCAGGTCTTCGCTCATACTATTAAATACGCTCGCGTAGCCTTCTACGGTTCTGCCCTCTACAGCTCTAGCCTCTCCGTTGTAGCTGCGTTTTTCTACTAGCTCGCTCTTGCTGCGAACCTCTGCGCCGTCTACCTTTCTTAAGGTGCTGAATAGGTGCGCTACTTTTAAAGGTGGCTTACGCTCTACAAAAGCCTCCTCTTCGCTGTCGTATTCGTAAACACTAATAAGCGCCGCCGGATCTTCTGCCGTGCCGTTTACCTTAAAGCCGCTGTCGCTTTCTATTTGTCCGTTTCTCTCGATCTCTACTACTACGCCTTGACTTCTACCGCCGGAGCTGTTCCAGCTTACGAAGTCCCCTACGCTTAACTCGTCCGCTTCCGCGCGCTCGTCTTCTTTATCGTAGCCAGCTTCTTCCATTGGTTCAGCTTTGCCGTAGGTTATAATAATCTCGGTATCCGTTTCTTCTACGCTCTTAATGTGGCGTAGGCTTTTCTCTTCTTCCATATTCTCTAGCTTGCGCTCTGCCCAGCGGTGCATCTCATCCCCGCCCCAGGCTGCGTACATTATACTTCCGCAGATCTGCTTACCGTCCTCATCCTTAAAGCTGCCTTGGTCGTAGGTCTTAGCTCTAGATAGAAAGCTATACACGCGCGGCAAACGCTGCGCCGTTATAGCTTCTCTATTGGCTATAATCCTAGCAGATTCCCAGCCTACCGGCGTACCGCAGTCGGTGCCCTCTTCCTCTCTAAGTTTTAGGGCGCGCTTCGCGTGGTCGGTTGCAGCTTGTGGGTAATCGGTAAAGCTCATTAGTCCGCGTCTACGTTAGTGTTATCTTCTCCGCTCTGCACCATATTTAGAGGCTGTAGGTAGATGTCTCCACCCTCTACTGGGTTAAGGTTCTCTAGGTCTCTAATATCGTTTACACTTAGCCATCCCCATTGACGGGCAGTAGCGTAAGCGTCGTAGCGGCCTTTAAGGTCTCCACGCATTAAGCCCTCTACCGTAAAGTACGCGTAGTAGTTCGCCTCGTCTTCTCTAAACAGCTTACGGTTTAGCTCTACTTCCATACGACGGACGTAAGGAGTAATACAGTCCCTAACGAACTGTATAGCCTGCTGCTCTACATTCGCACGCGTTGAGCTGTTCTCAAGGTCTGCTAAGTAGCTCGGAGGTATTCTAAAGATTCTAGCGATTTCGTTTACTTGGAATTTACGGCTTTGCAAGAACTGGGCAGCCTCCGGGTCTAGTCCGATTTTCTCGTACTTCATCCCTTCCTCAAGGATGGCCGTACCGTGGCTATTAGAAAGCGAAGCGTTAGCACGGTTCCAGCTTTCCTTTAAGCGCTTGATAGCTTCAATAGATAGACGGCCAGGCGCAGTAATAATACCGCCCGTATTCGCTCCGTTAGAGTAGAAGCGTGCGCCGTACTCTTGGGCCGCTAGCCCAATAGCTACGGCTTCGCGTGCTACTTGTATAGGGCTCTTACCGGTTAGACCGTTAAAGCTTAGGCCTACAAAGTGGAGTATCTCGTAATCTAAGTAGGTCTCTTTATCGTTGAATACATAAACCTTCTCCCCGTCTAATACCTTTACCTCTACTAGCATAGGGTTTAAAGGAATAAGGGAAGTAGGACGCCCTGCGGCGTTTAGCTCGATCTTAGCATAGGCGTTGCCGTGTAGTACAAGGTTCGCCGCCATAGCCTCACGGAAAGTAAAGCTAGAGCTTACGCCATTAGGCGCTTTAGCTAGTAGGTGCTGGATAGGGTGGCCGTCGGCCTTTACCCTTGTCTCACCGTCGTACTGGTATACGTTTAGGGGAATGCTAGCGATAGTCTCGCTAATAATTCTTACAGCTGCGTAAACAGCGCTAAAGGTTAGCGCGTTATCTTCGCTTACTTGTACTCCCGTTTTGCTAGTACCAAAAAGCCCCGTAAGCCACGCAGCAGGATTGCTTAAGCTAGTGCTGGGGTTTTCCGGGGAGCTTCTAAATAAGCGGCCTAGAAGGCCTGGGTTTTTATTTTCTGCCAAAACTTAGAAGTATATACTTTACGCAAATATACGAAAAAAAGTATTTACTTCTTGTGTGTTTAGCTTTTTTATTGTATAGGCAGTCTAGTAATTTTAAAGCGTTCGTTTTCGTAGTAGTTACAGCGGGCGTTTATAACCTTGGTTAAGGTGCTATAGTTTAGCTCTAAGGCCTTACAAGCTCGCGTAAGTGTTCTATATCCTTCTACCTTTTTAGAGCTCTTATGCTCTACTAGAATTACTCTCATATAAATAGTATAGTATCTCCGTTATCGTGATCTTCCCCAGTAGCGCAGGCTGGGCAAATGTCTAGCGCTGTTATATCGCTTAAAGCTTCGGTATACGTTCCGCAGCTTTGGCAGTAGTACTCTACGTCGTTCATCAGCCTACTAGTATGTACTGTAAAAACTGCATAAGCTTAAACAGTAGGTTCATAGCTGGGAAGAATAGAAGGGCGCTAGCCGCTACTATAAGGAGCGCTCTAGCGTCCTTCTGCTCTTGGGTTATTACTTTCTTTGCCATTGTCTTAAATAGTGTTTAGCTTTTTCTAAGCTGTTAAACTTGCGGCTTCCGTAGAAGCTCGGGGTATTCGGGAGGGCGGTAAATAAGCCCTGTGAGGTTTCTATAATCTCAGCGCCGTTAAATTGTATTACTCGCTTTAGTTTCATAGGTTGCTTTTATTTTGCGCAGTACAATACCTCGCCGTCTACGTTAATAGTTTCTACTAAATCTTGCTTTACTAATTCGCTTAGGTATGCTTCTATAGCAGGTACGGTGCTTTCGTAGCCAGCGTAAAAGAATAATTTAGTAAAAGCCTCTGCCTTAAAGAATGTAGTTTTTTTAGTAAGAAAGTTTACGAGTTCGATAATAGTAGTTTTCATAGTACAGTAGTTGTTGTTGTTATTACTGGTGTAAATATACGGCTATTTTCTTTCCGTGCAAACTTTTCCGTAAAAATTTTCATTTTTTTTTAGTCTGTAGCACTTACCCTCGTATACAATACACACCGAATACCCGTCTTTACTGGGCTGCTCGATATAACTAATAAAGCCTAATTCCATTAAATGGAAGCATAAACTTAAAGCTTCTTCTCTATCCACTACAATATAATTAAGTCGCGCTCGTCGTAGATGCTGCCGCTATCCTCGTCCGTTCTATGCTTTACCAGCCATATCCCTACAGCCATCGCCCAAGCTTGCGCGACGTCGATCTTATCCGAGCTTTTCGCTTTGTCAAACTTTAAATTACCTGCCGGGTCGCTTTTAGCTTGCACGTTACTAACGCACCACCGCAGCAAGCGGTTACCGTTGTGGGCTATCTGCTGGCTCCTTATCCAAATCTCCAGCTGCTTAATAGCTGGGCTCATACTAGCGAAGCCCTGGCCGTACGGCTCCACCGGTAGCCCCTCCTCAGCTAACGCAGCAATAAGACTACTACTATTCCACCTATCAAAAGCGATGGCCTTAATATCGTACAAGCTAGCCGCCTCGTATATCGTCTGCTCTATGTAGCGGTAGTCCGTTACGTTGCCAGGGGTTACTATAAGCTCGTCGTTAGCTACGAAGTTGTTATAATCCGCTCCGCTTTTACCCTGCCTTCTATCTACTGCCGCCTCGCTTACCCAGCTGTATACGATAGTCTTAAAGGGCTCGTCTTCTTCTACGGGTGGGAAGATCAAAACTAGTGCCGTTAAATCCTCAGTACTTGCAAGGTCAAGCCCTGCGTAGCACTCCCTACCTTCAAGCTCGTAAGGTTGGTAGTCCCTGCCACAGCTTAAATAGTCCTCATCACTTACCCAGCGTACCTCGCTCGTGGTCCATTGGTTGAGGTGCAGCCTTCTAAAGGTATTCTCATAGGTTACCAGCGCTTTAGCTTTCTTGGCTTGTGCCTCTATATAGTCTTCCTTGATAGTTACCCCGTAGCCCGGATTAGCTATGCGCCAGGTTTCGGGGTCTTGTATATCGGCCTCAGCGTCCGCCTCAAAAATATGCGGGTAAAAGGTCGGGTCTTCTATAATACCATCCCTAACCTTTTTAGCGTAGTCGTATACCTCGTAGCAAATGCTCTGCTTATTGCTGCCCGCTGTACTAATGCTAAAAAAGAGCGGCTGCCTTCTGGCTCCGCTCGCCGTTTTCATTACGTCGTATAACTCCCTATTTGGCTGGCTGTGCAGCTCGTCAAATAATACCGCGTGAGCGTTGTACCCGTGGGCAGTATCAGCGTCCGCGCTCCGCGCTTGTATAAAACTGCCGTCCTTAGCTACTATACTATTCCGGTATACCTTTACCTTATCCATAAGCAGCGGGGACTGTAGAACCATCTGCTTTTGTATTTCGTGAATCATTCCCGCCTGCCCGCGATCCGCAGCACAAACTATAATCTCCGCGCCGGGTTCATTGTCAGCTACCAAAAGATAGAGCCCTAGAGCTGCTAAGAAGTTGGTCTTACCATTCTTACGAGGCCAAAAGAGGAAGGCCTCGCGCGTGATGCGCAGGCCGTCCTCGTTTACGTTGCCGAATATGTCCCGGATAACTTCCTTTTGGAAGGGCTCCAGTATAAAGGGCTTGCGTGCTAGCTCGCCTTTTGTGTGGGTGGTAATCTTCTCTATAAAGTTTATTACCCGCTTTGCTTTGTGTTCGTCGTACATTCGGCTACATCTCTATAATATCGTCTATGTCCAGCGTTCGGCCTTCCGGTCGCTCTAGCTTGGATCTACTCGCAGGGGTTAGCCCAAACTCTATGAGCATCATTCTAATACGCCGCCACGCGTCCGCGCTTTGAGCTGCGGCCGGGTGCGGCTTTAGAACCTTAGCCCCGTTAGCTGCGAAGGTTTCATATATACGGCCCTCCTTCATTAGCTTGAGCTCGGCGCTGTACCATTCCTGGTACGCCATTGCTAAGAGCTCTAGGCTGGTATCGTCTACCGTGCTTAGTAGCCCCATACTATGGAGGTGCCCTACGCTGCGCTCGTACATCATCTTACCCTTTGCTTTTAAAAAGCTCGGGGTAGTTTTCTTAGGCGCTGCTTTAGTAACCTTTACGGGGTTCTCCGGCGCCCTATCCTTGCGCGCCGTGCCTCGTTTCTTCTTCAATTCTTGAGGTACTGGTCTCCTCGGCATTTGTTAAATTTTTAACACTTTGTTATATATCGTACTTTTCCAATCGGAATTGGCATCGTAAAAAAGTGGCTCCGCGCGTCGAGGCGATGAAGCCGCCCAGTCGCTGCGGGCCTGTCCGCGC